TTGGCAATCAGGATATGTCATCATAGGTAATTTAAGTCGACCAAACTTATAACTTATAATTTGTCTAAAATTAATTGCTAAGAAAAGTGCCCCCACACCAAATACTAAAGCCAGTAACGCATGTGGAACAATCATGGCGGCAGTTGCACCAAACGCTGCGGAACCAGCAATTGCCGCAATAACTAAAAATCCTTGTTGTGCCGCAGCCTTTATTAATAACCCAATAAAAAATAACAAAATAATTACTGCAAAGTTATTCCAAAGAAATACCAAAAAATGAAATATTGTTAGTAAAGGTATACCTATTATTTGTATTATTTGAAGGATTATTGCAAAAATAAAATATATTAAGTCAAAATTTCTAAATCCGTCATTTACAGGAAACTTATTAATTGTATTGTCACAATCTGAACTATCAATTTCTTTAATCCCTATGAAATTACCTCTTCCACCATTTTTAAATTCGTCAATTAGACCAGCAACTGTGTAAACTTTATTATATTGAAATTCATAAAAAGTATCTTCACAATTAATAATTTCATTTAATCTATTAGTATAATCTGAAACTGGTTGTAATGGTGGTGGCGGTATTGCTGTATTAAATCCGTTAGTGTATCCACTCCATGCAAGACCAAAATAATATGAACTTTCTAGTTGTAGCGAATTATTTATCGCTCCACCTCCTGCACCCCAACCATATTCTTTAACATTAGGTACCAAATAATATGGTCTTCTAACTTGTTCACTTAAACTTGGCGATTGTTGCCATTTGATTTTAAACCTATATTTTGCTTTAGTTGGTATACCAATTGTTGGGTCATTAGATAGAACTTTTTCACCAAACTCATTTGTTATAAAGTAATCCAAATTCATTGGTAATTCAGTTAACCAAACTCCATTACCATCTATTATATTACCAGATTGTTCTAATTGATGTTGCTCCAAAACAGGATTACCTTCATTATCTTGATAAATTGTTTGTCTTATGGCTAATATTTGTCCCGGACCAGCAATTAATGAACAAAGATTACCCATATCATCCGCAGGTTTTGCATTTGTTCTAACCCTATAACTATCTGAAGTTGAATATATTGACCCCATAAACACCGATGTTGGTTGAATGTCGACATTTGCATCGTCTCTTAAATCAAAATCAACTCGATTTATTGCAATATCACACAATTCAGGGTCACCCCAAAGAGGTGATACTTCAACATCTTTTGTTAAATTAATAATTTGTGGTAAAGAATTTAAGTCCGTAGATGTTCTAAAACGATTTCCCGCAACTTGAGCATCAGTTGCCAAACCCATTCTTATTAAATCTTGTGGTGTTAGTGAGAATTCACCAATATCAGATAAGTCAACATCCATTACAAGACTATGATTACCTTGAGGTACTCCCATTATCATATAATCACCACTATCGTTAGTTTTTACACTATATTTGTAATATTTGTCATAAATTTCAACTGCGGTATCACCAGTTAATGAATCTAATCTTGAGGGTAATGTTCCAGTCGCAGAATGGGTTGAGTAAGATTTCTCATATGGTAGTAAGTTATATCGATACCCATCTTCATTTTTATCATTAGGTGATTTGTATGGGTAAATACTTGAAATGATAGGGTTTGATTCGTCTATCGAAGTGATTGGGATAAATACAGATACTCTTGCGTTTGGGAGACCAAAACCATTGTTTGCTGTAACTCTACCCACAATAACACCATATTGAGCACAACTTTTAGTATAAATGTCTTCTTGTTGTAATGTTAACGATAAAACCTCTAAAAATTCAAATTGCTGGTCTAGTTGAATATTAATTAACTTATTAATACCTAACTCTGTTTTTATTCTATACGATTGACCCATCAAACTACTTTATTTAATAAATACTTTATATGGAATTTTTAAAAGAAAAATCCACATGATAAAATTATAAGTTAAAGTAAAATAAAATAAACTTGTTATGAAAAAGTTATTGATTGGAAATTTTTCACCGATATTCTAATATCTTTATTCGGGTACCTAACTTGATAAACTTGAGACGGTTGAGCAAATATTGTATCGTCAACAGGAGTAATTAATTTTGTTTCTTCATTTTTTTTACGACTAAGTGTATTTATTGATATATAGTTTTCTTGAATGTCGGAAAAAAAATCTTACAACTTCCAATTAGAACAGATAAATGGTAAACACCTTTATTCATTTGATGGTGATATTAAAAAATATCAAATCATTATTTCACCATATTTGATGGAAGATGGGTATTATAAAATTGCGATTGTTGAGTTGAGTCAAGATGTTAAGATTAACAAAAATATATATAAGGTTAAGTCGGCGTTAAAGGAACTGATTGGTATGCTAAAAATAACAATAATAGATATAATTAACGACTTCACTTTAAAGAATAAACTTAAAGGATTTGTTTTTTCTCTTTACGGTAGTAAAGAGAAAAAAATTCAAAGAGAAAAAATATATCAATTTTTTTTGGAGAAATACCAACCAAATTTTAAATTTGAAAAAAGTGGTGACATTTATTATATTAATATATAATTTATAATAAACTCATTGATTGTTATGAAAAAGTTATTGATTGGAAATTTTTTACCGATATTCTAATATCTTTATTCGGGTACCTAACTTGATAAACTTGAGACGGTTGAGCAAATATTGTATCATCAACAGGACCAATTAATTTTGTTTCTTCATTCTCATATAACATAGATGTTTCCGCTGAAGAGTATTGTCCACCAACCTCATTAAAAATATCCATACTCGCAACCGTTAATACCCCATTTGTATTTTGAATAATACTTCTAATTTCAGATAGATAAACATTCTGACCTAATTGTCTTGTTTGTGGATTAAAATAAGCGGATACTTTGTCGACCACGCTAGCGATTACTTGCCCTGAATTTTGAGCGGAATCTAAAACAATAGAAATATCCATACTTAAATCAATTACTTCCGCACTGAAAATAGAAATGTAATCATTCATCATTCTATAATTTGATAAATAATTCGCAATATTCTGTCTTAAAGTATTTGACACAATGTTTGTTAACTTACCTGAAGTGTCGTATGATAATATTTGAATTAAAATTTTATTATCGTTTTCTGTTATTGATACTTTAGCGGGTGCGCCAAATTGCGCCGGCATATTTCTAATTAATGATTCATAATCCTGTACCGTAACAGCTCTTTTTTGTGCTGCGAAGTTAAATGAAACATAATTTCTAATTTCTTCTAATGATGGAATTCCTGCCCCACCAACCGCCGCGGTTACGTTAACACATCTCAATGAATTAACAACGGATGAGTTTGTAACTTCGGAAGGTCCATTAACGAAAAATGAAACAGTTCCAATTTGATTAATAACATTTGTTCCTAAGTTTGTTGCCAATCCCCCACCAACTCTATATTGAATAAATAATGTTGAATTTGGTGTTAGAGCCGCACCTAATGATAGATTATTAGAATATCTTTGTAAGTTTAATGTAGCGCCTAAAGTCGTAAATTGATTTAATTGGTCTTGAGCGGTGTTAGTTCCTCCACCAAATGTCATTTTTTTAAATCCTTCTGGCGTATATTCCGTAATAAATTTATTTTGAGTTTGAATATATCTTCCAACTTTAATTCCGGGTTGGTCCGAAACTTTTGTTGGGTCTTCAACAAATACTCTATCTTCCGCTAACGCATCTACTTCATACCATCGATTGTCTAATCCTAAAAACTCTGCGGTTGTTGGAACATTAGTATAGTTTGTCCCATTTTTCAAAAGTACACTTGTAATCCCCAAAACATTTTTTTCAGGTAAAAATAATTCAAAGAATGGTCTAACATCATTTGCGTTAATAACTCTTTTGAATACTTTAGTTATTCCATTAACCACCACCTCTCTTTTGGTAATCGTATAATTAACTAAAACATTATTAGCGTTGAAGTTTGGAATCTTTAAACGATTTGGGAATCCTTGAGCATTGTATGGTGATGCAAAATCAATATCATAAACATTCTCAAATACAACCCCCGCACCAACAACTTGAGACCCTCGAGCCAATGTTCCAAGATATCTCTCATCCTCTTTATCCCCAAAAGCAGGAACTGTGATTGAGAAGTCTACCAATGAAACAGATGGTCTTTGTCCCGGTAATTTTAATCCGTAAGTTCTTGCGATGTTATAAATTGACGACCTTTGTTGAGCATATTGTAGAACCGTTTCTTGAATACTTCGGTCAATATTATAATGTAGATTGTCTGCGACCGCAGCATTTAAATCCAAAAATACGGAAAATATAGAAGCGTCATTAAAATCCTGAATCAATTCAGGATAATAAGTTCTCGTATAATTTAAAAGGTCTGCCCTTATTGATTGATAATCTCTACTAGCGTATGATATTCTGTTGTTTGCCATATTATTTAAATATTAATAATCACAAAATCACTTTGACCAAAAGTAGAACCATTGGTTGAGTAATCTATCCTTATTTTTGCAGTATATTCTGAAGTTCCTTTTCCCGGAAATCGATATATTGACGATTCGCTTGTTCCCACAAAATTTTGACCTGTTGCAATATCAACTTCTTCTTGTGGGTCGGCTGGTGTTATACTTAAACTATTAACCAATAAATTTGGCATAAAGTTTTCAATAGCGTCTCTTATATCAGATTCAATAGCGTTAAATGTTAATCCATCAAATGGTTCAAAAAGAAATTCATATAATCTTGTACCAAATTCAGGTAGAAAATATCTCGAACCCTTTCTAGTTAACAATAGATGAATTAAATCAGCTTTAATTTCTTCTGATTGTAATTCTGTTAATTGTAAGTAGTTTCCTCTTAGAGAATCTCTAAACGGAAAATTAATACCATATGTAACACCATTAGCCATAACTATAAATATACTCTTCTGTTTTTTCTTATAAATAGATTAAAAAAGAAAATCCCAACATATGTTGGGATTTTTATTTTAAGAAGAACAACCGAAACATTCAAATGGACTATCTTCGGGTTTAACCGATGTATTAATAATATCCACTTTAGGTATTTCGACTTTATTTTTAACTTGTTGTATTTTTGAAACATCAACCGCCAAGTGTTTTGCTCCTGTTGAAATCGCTTTAGTTCTTACATAATAACATAAAGTTTTTAAACCTTTTTCCCATGAATGGAAATGTGATGATGTAATTTTTGATAATGTTGGATTAGCCATATAGATATTCATTGATTGTGATTGGTCAACGAATGGTGCTCTGTCTGCCGCCATATCAATCAATTCTCTTTGAGATATCTCCCAAATTGTTTTATACTTACTAATCAGGTGTTCAGCTCTTTTAACTTTCTTAAGATAATTTTTATCTTCCGGGTCAAGGTAGTTGTTAAAATTAATATTTTGGATAGACCCTTCATTCATAATGATTTCATTTTTCAAATCTTCACTCCAAATACCCATCTTCTCAAAATCATTAATTAAGTATTTGTTTACGATTAATATTTCCCCTCCAACAACTCGTCTATTAAATAAGGCAGAGTGAGCTGGTTCGGTCATTTCAAATGAACCTGTAATCTTAGCTGAAGACGCCACAGGCATTTGAGCGGTGAACAAACTATTACAAACACCATATTTTTTAACATCTTCTTTTAGTAATGACCAATCCAAAAATAAATCAGTTTCACTTAATCCCCACATATCGAATTGAAGAATACCTTTAGACATCGGAGAACCTTCAAAAAACTTATAAGGAGTTCTAACTCCTGACTTACATAATTCCATACTTTCAGTAACCGCTGCGAAATAAATTGCTTCAAAAATGTTTTTATTTAAAGTTTTCGCCTCTTCTGAAGTGAAAATATAATCCATCAAGTAGAATACATCCGCCAATCCTTGTGTTCCAATCGCAATTGCTCTTTGTTCAAGACCACCTTTTAACCCTTTTTCTGTTGAGTAGTTATTCTTATCAACCACATTATTCAATGCTCTAACAACTTTCCTTACTTCACTGATTAACAAGTTATAATCGAATTTACCATCCTTAATGAAATTCTTTAATACCATTGATGATAGGGTACAAATTGCAGTAGTTTCCTCGTCCGTATATTGGTAAATCTCATTACAAAGATTAGATTGTTTGATTACTCCAATGTTTTGGTGATTTGTCTTTCTATTAGCGTTGTCTTTTGAACATAGATATGGAACTCCTGTTTCAATTTGAGACTCTACAATTTTTGTCCAAATCTCTTGAGCCTTGATTTTTTTTCCAAGCCCCATTTCAACAGCTTTATCATAATTTGATTCATATTCATCCCCATAACATTCTTGTAGTGGTTTAATTCCCGCCTTAATAATTTCATTAGGACAAAATAGATACCAATCTCCACCTTCTCTAACCGCTCTCATAAAATTATCCGGTATCCATAATGCCGTAAACAAGTCTCTTGCTCTCAACTCCTCAGCACCTGTATTCTTTTTAATTTCAAGTAAGTCAATAATATCTTTATGCCATGGTTCAAGGTAAATCGCCGCACTACCAGGTCTTCTTCCTTGTTGGTTAAAAAATCTCAATGACTCATTAACAATCTTAAGGTATTTCAATAATCCACCGGCAAATCCACCAGATGAATTAATTCTACTTTCTTTACTTCTAATATTAGACATTGATAATCCAATACCCGCAGCATCCGAAGAATAAGTTGAGATATCATTCAAAGTTTGTAATAAACCATTACGAGAATCTGAATTGTTGTAATGTAATACACAAGAAGCCAATTGAGGAACTTTAGTCCCCGAATTAATCATAATTGGAGTTGCTGGTGATATTAATTGGTTCGATAATGAATTGTAATAATCCATCGCTTCTTCAAATGAATTTGTAACCCATATCGCAACCCTCATATACATATGTTGAGGTCTTTCAATCACTTTACCTTGTGGTGTTTTTAACAAATACATTTCCTGTAATGACCTCCAAGCAAAATAGTCGAAATTATAATCATTATCATGATTAATAACTTCATCAATTTTTTCCGGTCCGTAGTTATTGATAGTCTCAATAAACTTGTCATTAACCACTCCCGTTTCATAGAGTTCCATCATTGTCTCTGAAAAACTATCTTTAGTTTCCTTATGATACGCTGAAATAGCAACTGATGATGCGAGTCTTGAGTAGTCGTGGTGACTACCCGTATATGCCGCGGCAATTTCATAAACAAGTTTATCCAATTCTTTAGTGGTAATCAAACCTTCAGTTGGAACTGAAGTTATTACTTTTATAAAAATCTCGTCAGAATTAACACTCAATCCTTTCGAAGCTCTTTTAATTCTGTTGTAAATTTTTTGTGGGTTAAACGGCGCATCGTCTCCACCTCTTTTTTTAATTCTTAATGACATCATAATTTATGTTTTGTTTAGAAATCTTCTGTAAATGTAATAGTTTCGTTCAATTTTGCTTTTTGGTATTCCATAGTTCTTGATTCAAAGAAATTACCTTTAGTTTCAACCGCGATTTGTTCCATGAACTTAAATGGTTGTTCAACATTAAATTCTTTTTTACAACCAAGTTTAACCAAAAGTCCATCAACAACAAACTCAAGATATTGTTTCATCAAGTTTGAATTCATCCCAATAAGTGAAACTGGTAAAGATTCTGTAATAAATTCTTTTTCAATTTCTAACGCTGATAATAAAATTTCTTTGATTCTCTTTTCACTTGGTTTATCCTCGATATGATTGTTCAATAAATGAATCGCGAAATCACAATGTAAGTTCTCATCCTTAAAAATCAATGAATTAGCATTACACAAACCTTGCATAAGTCCTCTTGATTTTAACCAAAAAATTGAACAGAATGACCCTGAAAAGAAGATACCTTCAACTGCCGCAAATGCTACCAATCGTTCTTGGAATGACGCGTCTTTAATCCAATTCAAAGCCCAATTAGCTTTCTTTTGAACTGCAGGTAATCTATCGATTGCGTGGAAACATTCATCTTTTTCTTTTGGATTTGAAACATAAGTGTCAATCAATAATGAATACATCAATCCGTGTATGTTTTCCATCATTAATTGGAATCCGTAGAAAAATTTAGCTTCCGGGTATTGAACTTCTTTTAGGAAGTTTTCCGCCAAGTTCTCATTAACGATACCATCCGATGCCGCGAAGAATGACAATACATTCTTAACGAAATACTTTTCATTATCCGACAAATTTTCCCAATCACGAATGTCATTGGTTAAGTCTACTTCTTCCGCAGTCCAAAAAGCGGCTTGATGTTGTTTATAAAATTCCCAGATATCGTTGTGTTCTATCGGGAATATAACAAACCTGTTAGGGTTTTCTACTAATATTTTTTCCATATTTTTTTTTTAATTTTGTTGTTGTTCTCTTAATTTTCTTTTTTCTAATAATTCTTTAACTCTATCTCTTTTTCTCTCCTCTTGTTGTTCTTCAAACCCTAAGAATGTTACCGAACTTTCAGTATCAATCTCAAGTAATTCATTGTTGAATTTACAATTCTCAAATACAACACCATCCTTACCCAATCTTGATTTGGTAATTGCAATTGTTGCCAAATTCATTTCTTTTTGTTGTAATGTTTTAGCAACAGATATAATAACATGCCCAACTTGAGCCTTCTTAATTGACCCACCCATTTGGTCTGTTGTTACAACCTCAGATGAGATTGAACTTCTATTACCTTGTGTTGCCGTCCAACCAACCAAATTAAGTTCGTGACACATAGCTTCAAACCCTCTCATAACCGAACCCTCAGCTTTCCACTCATCTTTACTACTACTTTCAGGAACCACACAATCAATATAGTCTAATAAAACCAAATCAATTTTTGTTCCGTCGGCAATCATTTTTCTAAGTTGATTCTTAATCTGATTCATAGTGACAGAATCTGATGGTAATTTTTTCAAGATTAACTCATTTTTCATAGTTTCTTTAATCTCGGTAATTTTACCCATAACCTCTTCTTTATTTTGAACCAAGTTATCCGGTTCAATACCAGTCCAAAGGGTAAAATGTTTTCTTTGAACGATTTTAGGGTTATCCTCAAAAAATATTTGGATAACATTATAACCAAGATTAAATGCGGTGTTTGCAATTTTGGTTAAGATGGTTGTTTTCCCAACACCGGTCGGAGCGAGTATCACCCCAATCTCACCTTTCGCCAAACCACCTTTTAACAACTTGTCAATACCCGGAATACCCATCGGAATCGGGTGTCTAAAATCCTCATCCAAAACGGTGTCAAGGTTGGAGAATATATCAGTCAATCCGGTTTCTCTTTCCCCAACTTGTAACGCTTCTCGAACCAACCCTTCAACTTTATCATACGATTCAAAATCACCTTCTGTGATGATTTTTTGAGCCTTATCCATCGCCTTTTGAAGTTCCTGTTGTTTACAGAACTTCAAAGCCTTTTCTTGAACAAATTGGGTTCCTTCAAATGGAGCATCTTTAACTTGTGTTATGGTGTCAAGAACGATTTTAGCAACCAGTTCTTGTGAAATTTCAGATTTAACGATTTGCTCAAGAGTATCGAAATTAGGTGTTGATTGGTATTTTACATAATACTCTTTAACCATCTGCAAGATGATTTTAAAGTATTTGTTGTCAAAGTAAGAACTTTCAATGACATCCATAATGGTCATTGAGAATTCCTTATCTACTATGATTTGGTTTAAAAGTTGTAATTGAAATGTATTTCCTAAATAATCAAAATTCTTGTTCATATGTTCTTTGTAAGTTTCCTTGTTTTATTAAATAGTTACTTACTCAAATCAATTCCCAAATAATTAAAACTTAATTTTTTTGTTGAAAAGATGTCAGTCAAATCTCGAAGCGCATCTTTTAATATTGGTCGTATATCGACAGTATAACGAACTTTTGGTGGAAATAATTTTCCGTCCAAAATTCTATGACAAATTGTCTGCTCTCCAATTTTAATATACATATTGAAGATTTCCGGGCCGTCGGTAAACGATGTATTCATAATAGTTGGGTCATTTGATATGGAATCTTGATTGTCCATCATATAAGTAACCGTTTTCATTTTCAATAGATATTGAAGTTCTTCTTTAAAACTTTTCATAAAGTAATAGAACTCCAATGAATTTTTCGCTTTAGGATTATATCCTCTAACATTAAAAAACCTTTGAACTACAATATTATCATTTAGTGTTAATAAAAATTCAATTTTTGTGCTTTCTTGTTCTTTCATAAATTAATTTTTTTGTGTGTTTCTTTTTTCTTTTCTTGTTAATTTCATAAATGGTTTGAGGAAGTTGACCCAAGCCTCGTCGTCTTTTGGGAGATACTTAAAGAGACCATCCTCCATCATCATTCTCATTAAGTTTTTATATCCCCTATCGGTAGGGTCTATCGCGTCTGTTAAAATCTGTTCTACTAAGTCTTTTCCATCATCTGTAATTAGGGGGTTTTTAAGGTCAACAATTTTTTTGTTCGTATTATAGAACTCTTCTCCAAGTATAGACAATTTTGTCTTACCGGTCAAAATATTATTTAGAGTTTTAATAGGTTTCTTTTGCTCGATATTTCGGGCGTAGTCCAAGATTTCTTCGATAGTGCATGGTTTCTCCTGCACTTGAGGGAAATATTTAATCAATGTTTTTTCTCCCAATCCTTCAATACCATAAATGTTATCGGATTTATCACCAGTAAAGATTTTGGTTAACAATACATTATAGTGGGGAATGTCAACCTTGTTAATGGTTATCATATCCCCATTCTTATAATATTGTTTTGAAATTGGCGAGTAAATCGTTACTCGTTCGGAAATAAGTTGGGTGAGGTCTTTGTCCGCAGAGAAGATTATAATATCCTCATCGGTTGCGATTTGTGTATAAAACGCCATAAGGTCATCGGCTTCGTTATCAATCATCTCAACCTGTCTAACAAAGATTTCTTCCAAGTATTGTTTTACACGAACTTTTTGTTGAAGATACGACTCGTATTTGAACTCGTTCATATCTTGTCTTCTATTTGCTTTATATTGGGGGTAAATGGACTTTCTAATGGATGAATTTGATTCTCCATCCCACATTACAATTACTTTATCGTGGTTGTGTTCTTCAAGAAATTTTCGTAAGATGTTAATGAAATGATAGATTCCCCCTAAGTGTTC